TTGGGCCAAGAAAGGTGATTGGATTATCTTTGCAAGATATGCAGGATCACGAATTAAAATAGATGGGGGTGAGATAAGACTTCTTAATGATGATGAAGTTTTAGCGACCGTGGAAAACCCTGAAGATATATTCCACGAATTTTAACATAGATAAGGAGAAAAACTATGCCAGACAAAGAAGAAAAAAAATCTAATGAGCCAATGGTTGATTTAGATACATCCGGACCGGGTGCAAAAGTAGAGTTACCAGAAGTAGAAAAAGAAGCAGATAAGACTTATGAAAATGAGGTAAAAAAAGATGAAGCAAATATTACGTACGATGATCAGCCCGATAACACAGCTGAGAAATCTAATGAGCAGTCTGATGTTCGAGATGAAAAGAACGAAGGCGGTGAGGTTGAACAGAAAACTTCTGAAGAAGGGAGTGATAAGCAACCAGATAACCAAAAGCAAGTTGAAGAATATTCTGAAGGAGTTAAGAAAAGAATAGCTAAACTTACAAAAAAAATGCGTGAAGCTGAAAGACAAAAAGAAGAAGCTTTACGTTATGCTCAAAGTATCAAACAAGAAAGAGATCAGTTTCAAAACCAAGCTACATCTTTAGATAAAAATTATGCTACAGAAATGGAAGGCAGGATTTCATCTTCTATTGCAGCAGCGCAAGCTAAACTTGCTGCAGCTAGACAAAATGAAGATTCTAAAGCTGAAGTAGAAGCATTAACTGCTATCTCTCAATTAGGTTATGAACAAGGTAAATTAGCAGAATTAAAAACTCAACATCAAATGCAAGAAACTGCTGCTAAACAACAACCTGTTCAACAAAGACAACCAGTACAACAACCTGCTAGAGATCCTAAAGCGGAAGCTTGGGCAGAAAAAAATGAGTGGTTTGGCAAAGATAATGCCATGACTTACACAGCTTTCGATCTACATAGGAAACTTACCGAAGAAGAAGGTATGGATCCTCAATCAGACGAATATTATGAGGAAGTTGATAAAAGAATAAGACTTGAATTTCCGCATAAATTTGGTAAACCAGTAGAAGAAAAACAGACTACTAAACCTACACAAAACGTTGCCTCTGCAACGCGTAGTACAAAGAGTGGTCGCAAACAAGTGAGACTCACATCTTCTCAAGTCGCAATAGCGAGAAAATTAGGTGTGCCACTAGAAGAGTATGCGAAACAACTTATAAACACGAAGGAGGTATAGGCATATGACAAATAAAAAACCAACTCGTGCGAGCCAAGTAAAAAGTGATTCTACAAAAGTACAATCACAGGCAAAAGCGGTTAAACCGCCAATGCAAAATAAACCTTGGACTCCACCATCGTACTTAGATACGCCCAACGCGCCAGACGGATTCAGACACAGATGGGTCAGGATAGAAGTCTTAGGATTTGTTGACACGAAAAACATACAAGGACGCTTAAGGTCCGGGTATGAGTTAGTAAGGGCAGACGAATATCCTAATGGGGACTTTCCAGCAATCACCGACGGCAAATACGCAGGGGTTATCGGGCACGGAGGCCTAGTGCTGACTAGGGTACCGGAAGAGATCGCAAGGTCAAGACAAGCTTATTTTCAAAAAGAAGCTCAAGATCAACAGACCGCAATAGACAACGATCTTATGAAGGAACAGCATAGGGGAATGCCTATCGATATTGATAGACAAACTCGTACAACCTTCGGTGGCAAGAAAAGTTAAAAATTTTTAACGAATCAAACCAGCGATTGAACATTAAACCGTGACTGGAGGCCCGCAAGGGTAGGTCACATAAGGAGAAAACAATATGGCTAATGCGTCAACAGTTGGGTTTGGATTCAGACCCATTAAAATGGTTGGTCAGGCATATAATAACCAGACTGCAAGTGAGTGGTCGGTTGCAGCTTCTTCAGCGTTAATTTCACACGCAGACTTGTGTCAATTAACAACAAATGGAGTAGTTCTAACTGCAGGAGACGGAGGGGCAAACAACCTCGGTTCTCTAAATGGTGTATTCTATACTGATGCAACAACAAGTAAGCCAACATGGTCAAACTATTCACCAGCAAGTAACACTGCGACTGATATAGTGGCTTTTGTCACAGACAATCCTCAACAAATGTATGAGGTTATGTCTGCAGATACTGCGTTCAACCAGAACGAAGTAGGACATTGTGCTGACCAAGTCGGTGATGCGGGAACTTCGCCGTTGTATATTTCGAAAGCTAAAATTTCGGCTACAACTGCGGCAGCTATCGCTCAATTAAAAATACTAGGTGTTTCTAGAGATCCAGATCATTCTGACACTACTGTAGAGGGCTTTGCTCTTAGAGTAATGATAGATGAACATATCTTAGGAAATAACGTAGCAGGGATATAAGGAGGAATAACTATGGCTATATCACGAAATCAACTAGTTAAAGAACTAGAGCCAGGTTTGAATGCTTTATTTGGCCTGGAATATAAACAGTATGAAAATCAGTCCGCTGAAATTTATACAACTGAGTCATCTGACAGAGCTTTTGAAGAAGAAGTTATGTTATCAGGATTCGCTCAAGCATCAGTAAAACCGGAAGGTTCTGGTGTTGTGTACGATCAAGCTCAAGAAACTTTTACAGCTAGATACACTAACGAGACAATTGCTCTCGCTTTTGCTATCACTGAAGAAGCTATTGAGGACAACCTGTATGACAGACTTGCTTCAAGATACACAAAAGCTTTAGCAAGATCTATGGCTCAAACTAAACAAGTAAAAGCAGTTAATCCATTAAACAATGGAATGCCTGGTGGTACTTTCACTTCTGGTGATGGTGTTACTTTGTTCAATACTGCTCACCCAACAATTGCTGGAACGTTTTCAAACACACTAGCAACTGCTGCTGACTTAAACGAAACTTCATTAGAGCAAGCATTAATTGATATTGCTGCGCTTACTGATGAAAGAGGTTTAAAAATTGCAGCTAAGGGTATGAAGATGATCATTCCATCTGCACTACAATTCACAGCTGAAAGACTTATGGCTTCTGCTGGTAGAGTTGGAACTGCTGATAATGATGTTAACGCTATTAAATCTATGGGGATGATTCCTCAAGGTTACTCTGTTAATAATTTCTTAACAGACACTGATGCGTTCATGATTATTACAGACGTGCCAAATGGTATGAAACATTTCGAAAGAACTCCTCTATCTACTAAGATGGAAGGTGACTTCGATACTGGTAATGTTAGATACAAAGCTAGAGAAAGATACGTTTTTGGCGTGTCAGACCCTAGAGGTATCTTTGGTTCTCCAGGAGCTTAATACTTAAATTTTTTGTGGCGGGACACAGTTCCGCCACAATCACAAAATAGAAAGAAAAAACCATGAAAAAATTCCTAGTAAATATTTGGGCGTACGATCATCACGCAAAATTTGAAGTGTTATCAGAAGATAACGCAAAATCCTTAGAAAATGCAATCCTTGACAAACTTGGAGAAAAGAGTATAAACTGGGAACATCTTGGAATAAGTTATGATAACAAGACTAATAGAATAACCTATGAGGAGGTTATCCATGATACAAGACCTTTACAAACAAAAAAGGTCCTTGGAGTTGAAGTGGGAACAGGAGTGGCTATCTAATGGTAGGTATACTCTTGATATGGTCCGGATTGATGACAAAGTTCGAGAAGTCATTACTGAGATCAAGCTTGAAGAAGCTAAAATTGCTCACAGGCAAAATAGCGTTGAAGGCGCTGCTCCACAAGTTTCTGTAGCTACTTAATAAAAAGCTACATCGTTGGAAAAATCATTCCGCATTACAAGCTCTCTTGCACTCTACTTAAAACTGTTGTATAAAAAACACACTAAGATTTAATAGAACATAAATTGGTTATCTTTGCTTAGTAAGATAACTGGCGCATAGGAGGCGCTGATTATATGACAACACACTTTTCAAACGGAGTAACAAACGTAAGAGGAAAAGACGGAGATACTTCTTTATTTAGCGGTATCAAACAACCTCTAATTACTGGTGGTTACGGTCAAGAAGTCGCTTATCAAAACGACTGGGTGATCTACAACTCAGGTGATTGGGATGTAACATCTGGCGGTGGATCTGACTATCAACTAGTAGATTTTGCTGGTGGATGGTTAAGACTTGGAGATACTGCTCCAGCAGCTGGTGAAGTTACTGGTATTTCTGGTAAGGAAGTATGGAACTACAATTCAGGTAAACAATGGTGGTACGAAACTAGAATTAGTTTATTTGATGTTAGTGACGGAAACATTTTTGTTGGTTTTGCTGACGATGGATTTGCTGATCCAGCAACTGTACCAACTGACTGTATTGGTTTTTCTCACTTAGAAGATACTACAACTATTCAGTTTATATCTAGAAAAAATGGTGCTGGCACGTCTTTTGATATGCCTGTAACAGCAGGTGGATCTAACTACACATTATTAGATTCTACTGTGCCAACTCAAACTGCAACTCAATTAGAAATTCCATCTAACTCTGTTAGATTAGGTTTTCATTTTCAACCTGCAGGAACTGAGCTTGGCCAAACAAGTGCACAATACAAACTGTACTTAGATGGTAAGAAAGTTGGAACGCAAGCAGCTACAACTGTTCCAGATGATATAGCTTTAGAACTAAAAATTTTCATAGAAAATAAAGGTACTAATGCTAATGGTCTGAACACAGATTGGGTTCAAACAATCCAACAAAGATAATAAATTTAACTGGGGCCCTTCGGGGCCTTAGTGTAAATTAATAGGAGAAAAAAAATTATGCCAAATGTATCAGGAGTAAAAAGTAAACAAGTAGTATTTGGAACTGACACAGATGCAATTTCTGCGGCAGCAACAAACACTAGTTTAACTTTATTAAACAGTGGACCTTGGGTCAATGCTCAACAAGTTACTTTAACTTCAACAGCAGATAACTCAGGAATAACTTTTGCAATTGTAGGAAAAAATGCTGCTGGAGTTGCTACAACAATCGCTGCTCAAACTGGACCAGACACTACTACAATAACTTTAGCAGGAACTTGGTCAGAAATTACTAGTATTACAGCTAGTGGATCTATCACAACCGATATTTCTGCTGGAATAAAATCAGGGGCTGTAACAGGAACTATATTTGCAGGCAGAACTCGAGTAAGAGGAATGACTGGAGTTGCTGGTGGTGGAGCAGGAGTTATTTATATTAAAAATAGTTCGGCAACACTTGGGGCCAATAGACTTATTGTAGATATAGATAGCGGAGAAGCAATTGAACCATATATTCCAGATGATGGAATTCTATGTGAAGATGGAGCTTATTTTGCATACTCAGGAACTGCAGTAGTAGGGTTATCTATACAGTTTGACGGGTAAGGAGCTTAGATGGCCAACACTACTTCAGGCTCTTATGTTTTTGATAAGAACCTAAGCATTGATGAAATTATTGAAGATGCGTATGAACGTATTGGTATTCAAGGAACTTCTGGTTATCAATTAAAAACTGCTAAAAGATCTTTAAAT